CGCGGCCTGTACCTCAACGACGGCGCGTAGAACACCTGAAGGAATAGGAGAAGCACAATGGCTACTAACGAAGGATCCTTCGGCAAGATGCTCCAGGACTTCATCGCCCCCGCGGGCGGTGCTACCACGAGCGTTCCGCTTAACATCGAAGACACCCTCTGCGTCCCGCAAGTCACCGTGCTTGTGGGCGCCACGTTCGTCGGTCAGACCGAAGGCATCGTCACCAATATGGTCAAGGCGGCCGGCTTCACCACCGCCGTTGGCCAGGCCGCGTACTTCGACGAAGCCGCCGCCGAGTGGCAGGGCACAGACAGCGCGACCAACCGCCTGGGCGGGAAGTTCGTCACGGCCGAGCTCGTCGGCAGCCTGCTCTGCTCGGTCAAGCTTGAGGGCAAGACCTACGCGGCTGGCAACCAGGACCTCGAGGACAAGGCCGACAAGGCGATCCCCGGCGCGGCGGGTAACGTCGCGGGCCTGAACGCCTCCGGCAACCTCACGGACACCGGCGTTGCCGGAGACGACCTGCTCGAAGCCGCAGCTGACGCCACCGCAGCCACGCAGGTGATGGTGTCTGGCGGCGCCGACCGTAGCGTCGACTTCTCCGAGATGAGCATCGAGGCCGCCGACGGCGCGTCGCAGGGCGCGAGCCCCGTCTTCGCGAACACGTCCGACGCCTTCACCTTCAAGATCCTGACGCCAGACGCCCCCGGCGCAAACGTCGTCCTGATCGCCGACGAGATCGTCGCTGGCAAGTTCGTTCAAGTCACATTCGTTGGCGGCAACGCCACCGCCGCCAGCGCCGCAGACCCAGATCTGGCTGGAGGGCAGGTTATATCTTGCATTCCGGTCTCCACGAGTGACCAGGCACTGCAGTCCGCCGAACTCCAGGGCGACGGCTCCGTGATCGTGACCACGATGGTCGCGCAGACCGGCGCGGCCGTGTACAACCTGATCGTCGAACGCGGCTAGAGACCAATGGGTGACTGGTACTCCGCACTCGCCCCGGCGATAGACGACGCTGTAAACGCTTCGTTCGGAGTATCAGGCACCTACGTCCATACGGAAACGAGCACGTCAGAGCTCGTCACGATGGACACGCACGAGCCCTACCTGGATGTAGACCTCGGTGGCGAGACTGACCAGGCGACTCGGGTCCCTGCCGGCGACGTGAAGCTCTCTGACCTTTCGGCCGAGCCGTTAGTTGACGACACGTTCACGCCGGACGAGGGCCCAGAGGCAGGAAACACGCTGCGCATTGTCAACATCCTCCCAGATGGAGACGGGGCAGCGACGCTTAGATTCATGAGGACTTGATGAGCTTGGTGACCAGAAGCCAGATCGTCGCAGCGGCAGTAGCAGCCGTAGACGGCAAGCTCACCAAGGGCAACCTTCGCCCGTGGAAGGTCATCAAGATCCAGGACAAAGAGCTGCCTGCGATCTGCCTCTACGTCGACAGCACCCCAGAGACATCGCCAAGCCTTAGCAAGCGCAACCGCACCGACCGCACCGACACGCTCGTCATTGACATCCACGTCAAGTCTGTGGACGACACATGGATCGACGAGTCCGACACCATCTTTGAGGAGATGAAGCGAGGCCTGCTGAACGACTCGGCCTTCCTGGCCCTGTCGCAGGCGGCACCGTCCATCACGTCGGATCTCAGGTTCTCCGAGATGTCGGACCACATCAGGGCTATTACGTCGATGCGAATCAACGTCGAGCAGACCGCGGACTACGAGCCGCTGGTTGCCGCTGACGTCGACCTCGAAACCGTGAACATCGAAAGCACGCACAACGAGTCGGGGCAGCCCCTGACCGAGATCACGCGAGCGGAGGGATTGGACCTATGAGCAGCGAAGCACCGCGAGCCGCATTCGGGGACCTGGTATGGATCACGCCCAAGAAGGGCAGCAAGATCTACATCCCCGGTACGAAGACGAAGATCCACGTGGAAGGCAAAGCCCTCCCATGGTCCATCGAGTGGGAGCGCTGCCGCCTGCGCGGCGACGTGACGGCCACCGCCATCAAGGCGGCCAAGCCCGCCGCGAAGAAGTAGGAGGCCACCATGGCGATCCCCACTACTCAGAAGGTGCCCCTGTTCTGGGCTCAGATGAACTACGATGGCGCTTCGGCGCCGACCACGAGCGGCCCCACCCTGCTCATGGGAACGCTCCTCAGCGGCGGTACAGGATCTGCGAACTCCCCCTCGCAGGTCTTCTCCGCCGCTGAGGTAGCGGGCCTGTTCGGGCGCGGCTCTCAGATCCACCGAGTGGCCATCGCCTACTTTGCCAACGACCGCACGGCCGGAGAAGTCTGGGCTATCGCGCTAGCCGAGTCGACCACTGCCGCCGGCGGCACCGTTACGTTCACTGGAACCGCCACCGAGGCCGGGGCAATCTACCTCGAGATCGGCGGCGTAGTGCTCAACATCCCCGTCGCTGTCGGTGACACGCACCTTGTCGTAGGCGCAGCGCTTGACCTCGCGCTGCCTGCGCACGGAGTCACGCCGAACGACTATCAGGTCAGCGGAGTGGACACCGCTGGCGCCGTCGTCATGACCGCGAAGTACAAGGGCGAGACCGGCAACGGCATCAGCCTGAACCTCAACCCTCTCGGCACGGCCGGACGTCAGACGGTTCCCGCTGGCCTCACCGCGGCCATCACCGACCCCATGGGCGACACCACGGAAGGCGCCGGCAACCCGGTTCTGACCACGGCTATCGCGGCCGTCGCGGGCATGGACTTCGACTTCATCTTCGAGCCCTGGACCGACACCGTAAGCCGCGCTGCGCTCAAGACCATGATGAGCGACGCCAATGGCCGATGGAGTTACCAGCAAGCCGAGTTCGGGCACGTCTGGAGCTCGCGCTTCGGTACGCCCGCCGAGCTGCTCGACGTCGAGCCCAACGACCAGCACTACTTGATGCTCGGCCTCGAGGGCGTCAACAGCACCGGCGTCAGCATGATCGCCAGCGTGCCGAACCTCGTCGAAGAGGTCGGGGCCGCCTACATGGGCCGATGCGCCGAGAGCCTCCGAAACGACCCGGCCCAGCCCTGCCAGACGCTCGAGCTGCTTGACGACGTCACGGGCCTCATCGCATTCCGCGCGCCCGACAAGGCCGACCGAATGACGATGGAAGAGCGCAACACGCTGCTCAGCGACGGCGTTGCTACGGCGTCCTACACGAGCCAGTCCGGGATCCTCGTCGAGCGCGCCATGACGAGCTACACCGAGGACAGCTTCGGCAACGGTACCGAGCTCGACGTGCAGCCGCTGTACATCAGCATGTTCGTCCTGCGCACGTGGAAGGCCGCGGTAGAGACAGACTTCGGCCGCTCGAAGATCCTCGAGAACACGACCAACGAGATCGCGGCGCTGCTCGTCGCCAAGTATGACGAGATGGCGGAACTGGGACTCGTCACGGACGTCGAGGGCTTCGCCGCGTCGCTGTCCGTCACGGTCAACAGTGTCGACCAGAACCGCATCGACGTCGCAGCCGCTCCGGTCTATGCCGCGCAGCTCCGCATCGTCGCGTTGCAGAACAACTTCAAGCTCTAGGAGGGCCCGGTCATGACTATCATCGGAGGCGTGGAGAGCGCCCGCGTTGGGCCACACCTGCTCAACATCGGCGACACCGTCGACATCACCATGGGCAGCGTCACTCGCACGTCCGTGATCGGGCTCAACGGAGTGGCAGGGCAAGCCGAGGTAAAGAAGGCCGGCCGCATGGAGATGGAAGTCTTCGACGATGGCCAAGTAGCTGTAGACGCGCTGCTAGCGCTGCTCAGCACCACCGTCACCATCACCACCAAGGACGCCGGCACCTTCGTACTTCGCAACGCTGCCCAGGTCGACGACGTCGTGATCAGCCAGGCTGACGGCAAGTACACGATCGTCTTCGAGGGCCCCGGTAAAGTGAGGCAGTTCTGATGGGCGGCTTGCCAGAGATCGAACTCAGCGTACCTATCGAGACGCCAGAAGAGCCAGAGTGCAGGGTCTTGAAGTTCAGGAGACGGATGAAGGGCAAGGATCTGGTGCAAGCCGGGTTCAAGCTGGGCATCGGCAGCGAAGAGGCAGACCTCGACCTAACCGCAGAGCAGATCAACATCATCGCCGGCAACTGCTGCGACATGCCGCCAGTGTTCATTGGCGAGCTCGACGGCGCCGACTGGTTCAAGGTCTTCGCAGCCGTCATGTCTATGTTTCAGCCTGGCTGAAGAGCCGGCACAGTGTCTTGAGGTCTGGGGCCAGAGCCTAGCCGCCCTGGCCATTTCAGCAGGCTGGCCGCCTTCCGAGTTGATGGACCTCGACGCAGAGGCAATCATGATGTGGTGCCGGCTCATTCTTCCATCGTCGCCAAGGTAGATCACCATGGCAGGAAAGAAAAAACTAGACGCCGAGGTAGCCATTCGCGGAGACGCGAGAGGGCTACAGAAGACGCTACGAGGCGCACGCGCTGGCTTCAAGTCGGCCATGGCCGGGATACGCAAGTCCGCGCTAGGTGTGGGAAAGATCCTTGGCACTGGCGGACTGGTCTTTGGGGCCGCCGCCGTGGCCGGAAGCGTCAGGGCGATCAAGGCCTACGCCAAGCAGGGCGACGAGCTAGCCAAGCTCAAGAAGCAGCTAGGCTTCGGCGTCGAGGCGCAGCAAGAGCTGGAGTTCGCAGCCGGACGATCCGGCGTAGCCAACGGACAGCTAACGAAGGGCATTGAGCAGCTATCGAAGCGCATCGGAGAACTGCAGACAACGACCGCTGGAGGCACGCTCGGCACGTTCCTAAAGGACGCACCGAAGGAGTTCAGCGATCTACTGAAGGGAGCGGAGAGCACAGAGCAGGCGTTCAACATCGTCCAGCGAGCCATCGCCGAGGCCCCGAAGGCCACGACTAAGGCAGCGATCGCAAACGCCGCGTTCGGACGCTCAGGGCTCAAGCTAGTTCGGTTCCTTCAGCTAGAGAGCGAAGAGATCGAGAGGCTGCGCGCACTGCAGCGAGGCTTCGGGAACATCACCGGAGACAACGCGAAAGACGCCGAGGACTTCACCGACGCCCTGGCCGACGTCACGGCAGCAGGACTCGGGCTGCGCAACGCCATCGGCGGCGAGATCCTACCAGACCTAACGGCGCTAGCTCGCGAGCTTACGGTGTGGGTCGGGGCAAACAAGGACCTCATCGCGCAGGACGCCGTCACTCTTTACAAGAACATTGGGAAGGCCCTCAGTGAGACGGACTGGAAAGCCATAGGCAGCGCGATCCAGGCCGTCGGCACGTCGGTAGCGTGGCTCGGCAAGAACCTTAGCGTGGACCTCGTAGCAGCATTCGCCGTGGCCAACGCGGCTCTCAAGGGCAACCCGCTGATCTTCACTCTCACGACCGTGGCAGCAGCTGCGGCCAGCATCGCAAGCTCTATCGACAAGATCGGCGGCACCAGCACATCAGGCGGGCCGACAACGCAGTCGATCGCGTCGCGCGGATACACGCTGGACGCGGCAATCGACGCAGCAAGCGGCGGCGTAGGCGGCCTTGGAATAGCCAGCGCAGCGCTCAATAGGCGCAGTGGCGCTACGCCTAGCGAGTTCAGGTCAATCGAGGCTGGCCGTTCAGCGGCGGCGGCACACAGAGCCAGGCTAAAGTCGCTCAGGCGGGGCTTCCCAGAGCAGGGCTCCACGCAGCACGGAGAGATCACAATCAAGGTGCAGGCTGAGGCAGGTACATCGGCCCGCGCATCGGCAGTCAAAGAGCGCACACCCGGTCAGTCGATCAACGTCGTCAATGACGGGCGCCGCTCTCTCGTAGGGGCCCCCTGATGGCTGATTGGAGAAAGAACATGAAGACCGGCGCGTTCAACGGCGCCAAGATGGAGACGCGCAGCGTCAGCAAGACTGGCGGACAGCGGTTCGCTGCGCACAAGTTCGTGGCAACGGACGGCCAATGGGCCGAGCCGCTTGGAGCAGAGGCGCCAGGATGGGACGTTGACGCATTCGTGATCGGCGACGACTACATGCAGAAGCGCGACGCACTAGAGAAGGAGCTTGACAAGGCGTCAACTGGCGTCTTCGTTGACCCGTTCCGATCGCGCGAGTTCCGCTGTATCGTGGTCAACTACACGACGACGGAAGGCATAACGGAGGGGCTCGGCTGGGCACTCTTTGCGATCACCATCGAAGAGTCCGTGGCTTCTCCTGTCGGCGCAGCGTCGTCCGTCATCGGGCTGCAGTCCGCCAACATAGACACGGCCAACGCAGCGACCACGTCCGCGGCGGCCAATACGTCAGCCTACGAGTCAGGCACCGAGAGCTTCTCAGATCAGGCCAAGGGCGTAGCATCCGCCGTCAGCACATGGGGCGATCAAGTAGACGACATGCGCGAGACGTTCACTGGCCCAATCTCCGGAGCGCTCGACGCCACCGCAGACCTTGCCAACGCACTCGACGACTTCGAAGCCAGCATCACTGCGCTCATTGACTCGCCGGCTGCGCTCATGGCTGAGTTCAACTCAGTTTGGGCCCAGGTGTCATCGTCCGCCGTGGCCAGGGCCTTTACATCCGGCCGAACGGCGGCGGCCACCGTGGCTGCGTCAACCGCGTCAGACCAGGCGGCCAACGACGCCATTAGCTCTGTGCAGCGCGCATCGCTAGGGGCAGCCATAACGAGACAGTCGACCTTGACCACGGCTGATATCTACACGTCATCGGACGACGCGCTCGAGCAGGCCCATGCGCTCATCGATGCAATCACGCAGGTACAGGCCGCGGCGTCTGCTGAAGAGTACCAAGCGTGGCTACTGCTGCGCGCTCAGATCGCGGCATGGGCAGACAGACAGGCCGCGCTGCTCCCGGAGGAGATCGACATCACGGTATCGACGCCAACGTCGGTGCTAGTGCTCGCCCAGCGATACTACCAGGACAGGGACCGCGCCGCTGACATCGTGGCCCGCAACGCCGCGACGATCATTCACCCTGGCTTCGCGATCGGAGAACTGAAGATCCTCACCTCGACGGTTCCGTGATGGCAGGAGAAAGCCCAATCACGACGCTGACCACCGCCAACGACGAAGGAATCCTGCGCGCGCTTGGCGGCTTCGAGTCAGTCGAGGTAGTTCGCTCCGTCGAAGCGGTGACGTCATCGTTCAAGGTGGCTGGCATGTGGCCTCCAGCAGGCGCAGCCGGAGTAGCCGGGTCTACATCTCCTGGAGACAGGTCGATAGCGAGCCCTGGGCGTGAGTGTATCGTTGACCATTCGATCGGCGGAGTCACAGCCAAGGCCCTGCGCGGGTGGATCGACCTTGCCCCAGTGAGCATGAGCAGCGACGAGCACACGATCGAAGTGTCCGGCCGATCGTTCACTGGCGACCTTGTTGACTGCGCGGCCATCGGGCCCACGGACGAAGACGGCAATACCGGGGCCAGCGAGTGGCGCGACGCCACTGACCGCACGATCATCATCGACATCGCAGATCGCTACGGCATCGACGTCCAATTCAAGGTGCCGGCCGGGACCCCTATACCGTACTTCTCTCTCGAGTCAGGCGAGAAGGCGTCAGAAGCCATCGAGCGTGTCGCGGCCATGCGCTCGCTGCTTGTCTACGACGACGCGCTAGGCCGATTGGTGGTCGACCGTGTCCGCGACGAGTTCGCGGCCGAGGCCCTTGACGTCGCATCAGTCGAGGCCGTCAAGATCACGCAGGATGCCAGCCGCATCTTCGGGCAGATAGAGGTAAGGTCGCAGGAGCCAGGCATCCCTGGCAAGAACGTTTCCGGCAAGTCTGGCACCTTCGCTCTCGCAGAAGACACCGACTCGTTCCCGCCGTCTAGGCCTCCGCGCAAGCTCGTCATCGAGGCGGAGACACCGTCGACAGCCGCGCAGTGCATGGAGCGCGCCAACTGGGAGCACGCAACGCGCTTCGGGCAGGCGATCAAGATCGAGCTGACACTGGCCGGGTGGACCACGCCGGACGAAGGAGTGAATATCTGGGAGGTGAACAAGCTCGTCCACTACACTGACGGAGTGCATGGGGTCGACGACGTCTTCCTGATCTCCGAGGTGCAGTTCAGCTACTCGATAGACGAGGGCCACAAGTCTCGGCTCCTGTTGCAGCCGCCGGCGGCGTTCGATAGGCTATCACCAGAGCAGCGCGTCAAGACGGAGACAGACTCCGTGCTCAACGCTGGCCCTGGCAAGTTCCCGCTCGAGTACCTAAGAGGAACTGCCGAGTCGTTCAAGGCGTGGCGCGCGGCGCGCAGGGCGGTGGAGTGATGGACATTCTCAGAATGCTCAAGGGCCTGCTGACGCGAGCCAAGATCAAGAGCGTAAACGACACTGGTGACGTTCAGACCGTAATGCTTGAAGGGCGACACGGCGAGACGTATTCTGACGTCGAGAGGCAGCAGCCTTTTGGATTCACGGCCAACCCTCCGGCAGAGACAGAGGCGCTCTTGGCCAAGGTCGGCGCCGTGCCAGGCTACCCATTGGCGCTAGGCGGAGGATCATCCTCCAGGACCAAGGGCCTTGCGTCTGGCGAGTCGTCGCACTACGACAGCCACGGGCACTCAGTACAACTCAAGGATGATCGCGTGTTCATCAACGCGAACGGTGATATACTATACCTGGGGGAGGACAGCCTCTTGCCTACAAACGGAGTCGTCACAGGCCTGGGGATCGACCCGTTCACTGGGGTGACGTATCAGGCGCTAGGGAACGCTAGCCTATTCGTGAGGGCCAAAGTATGAGCGCCGAGGGTGATGCGCTAGGAGACGCCATCCGGCTAGGCCTAGACGCCGTAGCCGTCGTTGACCCGCAGGACCGCATCGAACTGTTCAGGGCCATGGGCAACGCCATCATCAGCGCCCTGGGCAGCAGCGCCCCGGTCCCTGTGACCACTGCGACGTTCTCCGCTACGCTGACCCACGCCGGGAAGATCCTGCACGTCACGCGGACGGCGACGGGCGCCTGCGCGATCACTGTGGCCAGCTCGGCAGTGGCCGACAACACGTTCGGATTCGCGATCAAGGATGCTGGTCTCAACGCCGACGCGAACTCCATCACGGTGACGTGCGCCGGCGGCGAACTCATCGACGGCGAGGCGTCGCTGGTCATCAACTCCGATGGAGACGCGATCAACTTCTACTCCAACGGCACCGCGCTGTTCCTGAAGTGAGGTAGGCATGGCTTTCTTCTCCGACATGAAGTCCCTCGTCCGCTCTGCGACGCTGGGACTCCTCGGCGTCAAGAACAGCACACAGTATCGCATCGCAGAGGTAGAGCGGCACCTACACTCGCCGGAGCGATGGATCGGAGCGGCAGCGGTTCCGGTGGGCACCACCCACGCCGCGGATAACCCGACGCTAACCGGGTTCATGACCACGGCTGGAAACAACACATTCGGCCCATGGGTGCTTATCGTTGGGTCAACAGACCTGCCCGTGCGTCCAGGAATGGCGTACGCCGATCCGAACCGTGTCGAGGTGTTCGACGTGTCAGCGCAGGCAGACGCGGACCCTCACTTGGTCCAGTTTGCCCACGGCACTGTCGACGCAGCCACGGCCCATGCGGCCGGCGACTACACCGAAGCATCGTTCGTGCCACTCAGGGGCGAAGGGCGGGCCCCGTTCGTAATGCAGGACCGACGCGTGGCAGTCGGCAACATGGTATGGGCTCGCCACTGGACGAAGGGCGAGAACGCAACCACGCTCGAGTTCCTGGTAGGCATTCACGAGTACGAGGGCTAGACCATGGCCACGAAGACAGTAGGCACGCAGATAGGCGACGACTACGCGACGCCGTCTCTCGCCATCGCGGCAGAGCCTTCGCCGATGACGCTGCAGATGCGCGACGAGGTCTTCGCAGACGGCAACAT